CGTAGCATTGGCAACTCGCTTTAACGCATTCTCGGCCCTAGGCGATGAACGCTCGATACCACGCGACATACCCTCGCCAGCGTCACTACCTATGCGTTCGAATTCACGCTTAAGTTCCGCAGCCTGCGCATCAAGTCGCCGATTATCTAGACGAGTGATGATATCAATATGAATTGCTATTTTGACTCATCTCCTCTTCTAGCTCGTAACTTCGATCTGCAAACTGGTAGAAGTTATCTCGCGCATCTTCGGTAGATAATTGCTCTTCTCGCATCTCTTGTATTTCATCAAGCGAAAGAAATATAATTGGCGTATAAGTCTTTCCACCGTGAACTGCGTTCATCATCGCGCGCAATCGCGTCATTTCGTTGATTCCGTGACGCCACATCTGATCCTCGGAACACAATTCGCCTCCGCGAATCGCGGTTCGGAACGCCCCTCGAGCAGGCATCTGATCAAGCAGTTCTAGCAGCTCATAAGAGGACATCGTTCCGTCATGCCATTCGGCTATGCGGCGATGATGATAACGCGAGAGATCGCTAGCGATCTGACGTGGGAACTGACACCAGATCCACTGAGCTTCCATTACTTTTGGAATCAGAGGACTGACGATTCCTTACCTCCATACCCTGCCGTCCCCACACCCGCCACACATCGGCAGCACACTTCCCGCCAATTTTTAAACGCGTATACTGCTCCAGACCAAGAGCAGCTTGCACAATCCGCACCGAATGCGGCGGCTTCACCAACACTCCATCTTTACGAAACGGTCGAAGCAATTCACCACGTTTCGTCTCAGCTGGCAGAGTAAGCCCATTTTCTAGATTCTGCTCAGGAATGAAAATATCTGGTTCGCGATCGTATGATTCGGTCTCAAATATCAACTCTTCGTAAGCTTCTTGACGATCATCATCAAGCATTCCGAAATCAGGATGCGGAGGAATTTCCATCGTAGTGCCGTCATCGAGTTCGATTTTTTGATTCGAAAACAAACTGTCGTATGCCTTAGCCTGTTCGCGAGCCTCTTCGGCAGGTACAGCTGCAGTGAGTTTCTTCGGCTGATCCATCTTGCTTCCTTTATCGGCTGAAAGTTGAGCCCCCGATGAGCATCAGCCGGGTACCCATCGGGGGAGTCGAGTCGGATTAAGTAATCCGGTTCATATCGTCCCAGGCTTCGCCGGTCGTCCACTCGTTATAAAGAATAGGAATCATCTCATTACCGGTCGGATCTGCAGGATCCTTGCTAATGAAGAACGGATCAGGCAAAACCGTAAACCCGAGCTCGCCAGCATCTGGATCAGTCTTGGATCGCCTGAACTTACCGATATTGGTTAGCTTGCACAACCCATAGCCCTCAGCGGTGTAGATAAACTTACCAGCCTTGCGCCGAGCAAACATCAAGATAATTTGACGGTCAACGGAATCTACGTCGGTAGGCTTACCGATACTGAAGTTCTCAGTACCTGGATCCTCCACAATCGGATCGCCATCGGAATCGGAGAGCGGCAGATTCATTCGCAACCGCTTCATCATCGGCTTCACAGTTTCAACACCGGTAAAGCTAACGACAATCCCTTCCTCGGTCAGATCGACATCGAAGGGAAAGTTCGACTGCAAAATCATCGCGTTGTCCTGCTTAATGCTCGGCGCACGATCCGGGCCACCGTCTTCGGACATCGCACCAACTGTCCAAAATCCTTCGTTGGGATCCGGATTGGGGTACCAAATACCGTTCACTCGTACCTGGGCGAACAAATCCTTACGCGGGGTACCGTCGTTGGCGAACGGAGACCAGAATCGCACAGGGCCGGCGTGCCACGGACTGATGTCGGTGTCGGCTCCGCGATTGTCGCGAACCAAGACTGCCGCCAAACCGCCGCGCTGGTAGAACCTGTTGTCGGTGTCGGCGAATCCGCCGGCCCGCCAAGACGTACCTGTAGCAGGAATAGCCATGAGTTATTTCCCTTCGGGAATCGATTGAATAGAAATGCGACCCGGCGGGTCGCGCACCACTAAGAACCAGCGGCGACGGCAACATAAGCGAGACCAATTCGGTATCGCCCAATCTTCTGCAGAATTTGATCGTCCCCGTATTCGACCCAATGCGGCATTTCAAAAACGTTCACATAATCGACAGTCGCTATGCGACCATCACTGAGAACGATATCCTCAAGATAACGAGCTTGAAGCATAATTCGTCTATGTGTCAACTCGGCTTCATCTTTGGCAGCATCTTCGCCTAAAGCTTTGTTGCACATAGTGTGAACGCTCACCACCGCATCGGCATAACCGTCGATTTCTTCACCAGCTATATGGCATACCAATGTAAACGGCAGTGGATCCCCACTTCTTCTAGTATTAGCAGTGCGACGCAACGGCTTCAACCACGCGATGAACACCTCTTCAGGATCATCTGGTGCTTCATCGAGTACTTCGGTCACGCAATTTCTTCCATACCCGTATCGAGACTGGTATCTGGAGTGCCGCCGAAGTGATGCGCTGTCTTAGCCGCTGGTGCGAACTCAGGCGTGGGCGTCAACTCGCCAACCATCCGACCCAGACGTCTAATAAACCGCCAGCCTCCGTGGGTGTCGTTTCCGGTTCCATATTCAATGAAATGGGCTTTCCAGTATCGAGTTCCAACCCAATACTGCGGCAACCTTTTAAACGCTCTTTCTGGGCGACGTTCGATATGCACAGATTCAGCATACCGTCCAGTCATAATCGGAGAAATACTGCGCCAATAATCACGAACAACAATAGCAAAAGCCTTAGTCTCAATGCTTATTTGATCATCCTCGGAGATCTTTTCCTCAAGTTCACGTACGATTTCGGCAACAGATTCTTCGATATAACTGACTTTCGCCATCAACCCACCTGCTTCTGTGAAAGAATAGTCGCCTTAAAAGGATTGGTAAAATCCTTATGCGGACGCACTCCGCCAATAATGTGATAAGTTTCTCCATCAACGCGAATCTCATTAATAGCTTCTATCGCCATCACCGTAGCTAATAGTGAAGGACCAAGTTCAGCTAGTGGAATTGTAGTTTTCCACATTTCTGTCGCAATATCGGTATCAGTTTCCGCTGTTTCGCTAAACGTCAATGGTCGATGATGACATCCCGGCACATTTGTGAGAACTTCGGTCATCGCATACGTACCCAACGCACCAGGAGTACCAGACTCGACAAACGCCACCAGTGTCACGGTGTCGGCGCCAAAGCTCACAAAAACTCCAAGCGAGGAAGCCGATATGTGTCAAGAATGTATGACACCGACGTTACCGTTTGCGCCGCAGCTAAAGCGACTGTGTCGGACCACTGATATTCAACGTCGTCAACGCGTTTTCGAATCAAACCGACGTTACTGGCACCCATCTGCACGGACGCCATCTCACTGACCATCGTCAAAATAGCTTGACGCCAATCAGCAGCCTCGGCCTCGGTATAACCGTGGTCCATGGTGACCACGATCGACGCATAATCACATGACCAGAATGCGCAGGAACGCTTCCGCACCCGCACCACATAATCGGCAGCAGACGACCATCTCAAGGTATCGAGATCCAAAGCGATCTCGTCTTCAGTGATGTCGGTGAGTTCAATCAGCTTCTTCGTCGGCAGCAGCAATATCCGACTACACGGCCCGTCAATGACAACTTCATGACCAAGGCGCACCGGAGATACGTGCCAGCCAGCGTAATGACGCGCCGCTACTAAAGCGGCGTCTAGCATACGCTGAGTCTCGTCGTTGTCCTCAAGCCGCCCTAAGGTGAACTCGACAACATCGTCAGTCGAGAGCTCAGGCATCATCCTTCTTCTTGGAAGCTACAAACATCTCCCATGGAGGAGGACTGACATCGTCATCTTTCACCACACGAGGCGGTTCAACTACCGGAGCCTTTGCTTTCTCTTCTTCTTCCTTCTTCGGCCGACCCGGCTTACGCTTCGGCGCCGGAGCGTCGGGAACGGCGCTATGCAGCACCGAACCCAACGCCTCGCCGTTACGGAAAAACACTTACGTACCCACTCGCACCAACGGAATGATCGCGTCGTCCTCGATCATCATCGTGGAGAAGTAGCCGGCGTACGCCACCTGGACACCGAGCACAGAGGGCTCGATGACCTGCAGCGTTCCGATGCGCTGCTCATACACCTCGAGTGCCGCGGTACTGAACACAAATGCTTCACCAGCAGATAACCCAGCCGACATAACCACCGAGATGCCAGAGATAGTCCCCACCGGGCCCTGTCCGAATCCATTGGCATTAAAGCCCTGACCATGCTGATTCTGTGGACCATACGGAGCGAACAGCGGACCAAAGGTCGACAGCACCGTCGGAGACACTGCCAACACCAACGAACCCTGACCCTTCACTGCCGTGTAAGCAGAAGCGGCAGCAGTCCACAAAGCAGCAGCAACAGCTTCGCCCGGAGTACCGGTGGTCGGCGAAATATCGTAGGTGACCGCCGACGTAGTAGTAGACGCCAATGCATCACAAGCGGCAGCCTCAGTGTCGATCGCGTACTGCGCAGCCAAATCGTTGATGATGATGTCCATCACCGATGGCTGACTGAAGTCTATGTTCTGCCTACTCACGTTTACATAGCCACCATAAGTAACTGCATTACCAGTCAAACGGGTGATAACCATCTTCTGACTAGTCAACTCCGTCTTTTCATCGGCAGCCAAACCGTTGCTGCCCTGCAAGGCGGTATTGGTGTGCTGCGTTACGCGCGGCCTGTGCCAGGACTCCCCAGGAAGGGGTCGCGGACCGAGTACCTGAACAACCGGTCGAGCAGAGTCAATGAAGTTGATGACGTTACCGACGATCGGATCAGGAACAACACCGACATTGTCGCTGGTCTTCTGGTGCGCTGCGGTCCGGTAATACCACTCGAGCCTGTTGGTCGCTTCGCGATTGCCGAGATGCGAGTTATAGGTATCGAGCGCCCACGCGCCGGCGGTACGGTATTCAACCGGATCACGATCACCGGTACGCAGCCGAGATTCGATTACCTCCCCAACCACTGCGGCACGCTCGCGCACCTCGGTAGCAACTCGGGAGATGTCTTCGAGATCGTCGATCTGAGCCTTGATCTGCTCCATCCGGCCGCGAGTCTCGGCCATCAACCCGCGCTCTTCATCGGTCAGGTCACGCGAAGCTACGTTAGCCCGCTCGACAATACCGTCGCAGAAGGTCTTCTTCTGATCGAGCTCGGTTTCAAGGCGACGAATCATGTTGTCGCCGGAATTAACATTGGTACCGCTCATAGTGAGGTCACCCCTTTGGGTCGTGTGTTTGGATTTGCATCCACTACGACCCGCCTCACCAAGGGAGGCGACCCACACATTGGGGGGCCGGGCAATGCCGGTGCGAACAGTCTAGCTCTTATTTCCTAGATTTGTCAGCCATTCTGCTCAAACGTTCAGCAGCCCACCTAAGAATCTCATCATCAGTGAACTGATCCAGATAAGGAGTCATGATCGGCTCCTGCATTTCTTCGGTCTCCTCAGCATCCTGCCGCACAGATAGAACGCGCGCCTCGGTATACGCCGGGTCCTCAACGAAGGCCAGGTGATCCAGATATGCCTTACGAACGCGACGCGTCATGGAACTGCGGTCCAACTTCGTATCCTTCAGTGCCGCAGCGTATCCGACACTTGCAGACAAGCAATCATCAGAAGCAAGAGCTAGAGTTTCGTCGCCCAGCGGTGTACGCGCAATACGCACATCGGCCACCAAACCATCTTCATGCTGCCCATCAAACCGAACTACCTTACCGATAGTCCTGCTTCGGTTGTGATCGCGATTTACGCGCACTCTGTTAGGAGACTTCTTCACACTGTCGAATGCTCCGCGCTCGAAAACCTCTTCCCACCACTCTTTGCGCCAAAGAACCCTAGCAGGAGATTCGTACGGAGCCGCTATAACAGTAATAATGCGTTGTTCGAAATCAACATCTTCAACCTTAGCGTCACGATATTCAATCGGTTCGCGCGGACGTTCCTGGATATCCTCAACATCGCTATCGCGATGAGACATATGACTGTCCATACTAGATGCACTATCCTCTGAAATCGTAATACCAAATTTCTTAGCGGCAGCTTTAATTCGACCTTTAATCGATGCAACCTGCTCAGAAGTATAATTCTCTTGATTCTTAGGCATGTTAATATAACTCCATGCCGCACGACACTCTTTCTCACTCGAAAGTGGGTAACGCTTCTTACCGTCTTTCTGATACCCAGGATCGGCATAATGCGCGCTAGATGCGGGTCCGTAAGGCTCTTTCGGATTATCAGCCATTAATTCGCTCCTCCAGTAAGAGTTATAGCCCCAGCACGACCTGTAAAACGCTCCATCGCCCTTACTTCATCCTTTGTCAATACGCCCGTTTCAATCAAAATCTTGTATGCCGCAGCACGAACAGCAAGCTCCGGACGTGTATAGTCATCACGATTAAGTTCAACGGTTTGCCCACCTGGAAGCGCCCAGCCGCTTAATGACGACATCACCATACTAGCCTTCGGTCGAAGACTTGACCTGTCGTGGAAATCGAACAAACTTTCAACATTAGAATAAGTAAGCGACCCAGCGGCTCCCGGCAATCCAACAAGAAATGGCGGCACACCTAACAGAACAGCTATTCTAGACTCGTTGAAGTGCGACAACTCGAGCAATGTCATATCACGAGCGCTCATCGAATTGGACTGATTGAGAGTGGATCCACCACCGAGAATCGCCGGATATCCAGCGTTAGCAGTGCGCGACTCAATCCAGCCGGCGAGCAGATCACGGCCCTCCTGCGGGCTAATCTTGCGCTCCAGCCCAATCCAGTACAATGGAACACCGCCGGTCTCGGTCAGGTGCTGCGCGTACTTCTGCAGCAATCCGACCAGCACCATCCGAGGAACCGCACCCTCCAGCGGCCCATGCCCGTGCGCGTCAGTGGTGTTCGACTGGTACCGAATATGAAGTATCTCGTCAGTAACATCTTCCGGCCCAAGGTGATAAATCCTTCGGCCTTTTTCCAATTCAATATTTATCAACCACGGAGGCATTACCCTAAACCGCAAAGGATATCCGTCAGCCCCCTGAGCCATAGGAAGTACAAATGCCTCACCAAGCATGTAATCCCAGAATAACTGCTTAGCAAATTCATTCCATGTTTGATATATCAATGGATCAGGATTCGTCATCCACGACAGGGAATCCATAATCTGACCATTACGCATGCGATAGACTGGCATGCTGCTCAGAATGGACGAATTCAAATCCAAGCAACCCCACGCACAATCGATGAGCTTGTTCGTACCAGACGTTGCACTCCAATCAGGAGTATTCCACTCCCCTGGCCAGCCACTCCATGGAGAAGGAACTGGAAACGGCATCGACCGACTAAAGGTATCTTCGCCCTGGAGCTCTACACCATTCGGATCGCCTGGATTAGCATTAGACGGACCATTTTCGTTGGGAGTTATAGGCCCCTTGCCGTTAAGCCAAGTCCAGAATGAAATTCAAATCACCTCAAATAAAGAAAGGCATAGGTTCCGCCACCATGCCATAACGATAAAATGCACCCGCAACCGACATCACGGGCGATAAATCAATACTATTTGTTCGACGATCTATCTGCTCAGACTCACCTGACATAAGGAATCGAGTCCGCGCATTCGCCACAGCCATATTCAGTTCCGGCTGATCGACGTGAACAACAGTGCCCGCCTTAACCGCTTCCTGTAAAGCGGCCTGCGCAGCTCCCATATCAGCGGCGTGCAGCTCTTCGAACTCAATCTCCGCCTTCACCAAATCCGGCTTCAGCATCCGAGCCTGACCGCCAGCAAAGATGGACACCTCAAGAATCTCCCGCTTTTCCATCAACTCGACGACCTTAGGAACCACTGTCGAAGTACCGCGCAGCGAATAACACATCAGCAACGTCTTGGTATGACCATCAACCTCAACGTCGCCGGCAATACCGATCGATGACCAACGCCGATCGGGCGCCACATCGATCATCAGCGTCACCCGATTCGGCGGTTCTACCTCCATGTCCGCGAGAGCGTGCCACTTCTCCAGATCAAACACTGATGGATCTTCAGTATCGTAGAGCCCCAACGCTTCTCGTGCGAAACCGGCATCGTCGAGTTTGCGCCGAAGGCGCTGAATCGAAACCAGCGGAGTCCTGTGCGGGAAGCTTGGGTTGGCCTTCGCCCACTGCTCCTGGTCATCAAGATCAAGCGTACCTTCGTCGGCACCAAACTCAATCCACAGCAAATCGTCGGCAACGCCGGCAAGGGCCTCTTCACGCATCCGCATGAAAAGCTCTGAGTTGTCTTCCGGCTTCGGCGGCGTACCGCAGTAGATGTGCAGGCCCAGCAACGACACGTTCATCGTTGCCACCATGTTCTGCATCGCCCGCTCAGACAGAATCTGACCCTCATCGAAGACCAAAACATCAACGGCGGGAACGCCTCGGCCGAACCCTCGCTCACGAGCACCAAACAAAATCCTGGATCCGTTGCCGAACCGAATTTCTTCCACGCCACTACCGGTATACACCTTAGATATATAAGGGGCCGCTAATGTTCGTTTAGCGTAACCCTGCATCGCAATAAAAGTTTCATTATGAGTTCGTGAATGGTGCGCTGACCAAATGACAAGCAATCCAGGCTTATCAATACAAAGTCCGAATATCAATCCAGCTAGCAAGAATGTTTTGCCAGTTTGCCGGCATATACTAATTCCAACACCACCGACAGTGTGGGCTAACGCTCCATCCTCACGATGCGCAAGAATTAATCCACCAGCACCGTCTTGCCAACCATCGAAAGTAATTCCAAGCTTATTCGCGCACGTATCAGCAACATCAGGCCAATACGATCCAGTTATGCCAACCGGCTTAACAAGGCGTCGAGCAACGTCAGAAAGTCGACGTTCACTCGTTTTAGTCATAACTCATGCTAGGAGCTGTATAAACAAAGCAATCCTCACATCGCACCCCGTGCTCGCCTCCGCACATCCAACATTTCGATTCAATTGGGCCGTTCCATAAGACATCACATTTCAAACAGGGCCAGAAAAAGGGATTCTTATCGTTCATCGACAATCGCAACAATAAATTCCATTTGATCTTGCTCAGCAAATCCAGCTAGTGCGTAATCAGCATCCAGCGCATCGGAGATTATTTCAGACACCGGCGCATAATCGTAACCATCAGGAGCTGACTCATTAACCTTTTTAGATAAAATCAAATAACCGATCATCAAATTCCTTCGTCATTGAATATGAATAATTTGACGACCCGGCAAGCCACCAATGACTTTTCTCTGATCCGGAGCCTTCGGAACACGCTCCTCGCAATCCCATGAACACGATTCATGCGGACCGGTCTGCTTCCAACACGGCATGCAGCCACATTCACAGTGCCGAGGCATCGGCTATCCGAGGAAGTTCGTCAATCAAACTGTCGAGCTGTTCTCTAGCCTTGCAAATCCACTCAGCAGATCCATCCTCACGCGCGAGCTTAAGCTCGGACGACGCGTCAGCAATGCGCTCGTGCAGCGTCTTTGGCATGACTACACACTTGCCGGGTTCCATGTCTTACCGCTACCTGCACCATTGCGTTGTGCCTCCTGCCTAGCTCGTTCTTGGATTTCTGCGATCTCCCTGGCGATCTCCTGCAACCGTCGAGTCAGTGATGCAAGGTCGCGGGGTGGACAATCCGGATCATCAACCGCCTGAGCAACTCGCTCCCGCATCGCCAGC